ATATGGTTAGATGCGCCTTCCTCTTATAGGGGACATTTAATTCAAATCTACACCATTCGCATTCTTTTTACAAGGCGATCAGCTCGGTTAGTTACTTGCTGATACCAACGGCTATCAACCATTTCGACAGCAGCCCTATGCCAATCACCAGCATCTACAGCAGCCTTCATACCTTTAAACTTACTTAGCCGAGGATAACCCATATTAAACATCATATTAGCAATAATTAATTGGACTTCTTCGGGCAAAAGCTCAAAGTTTGAGTATAGTTTTTTGCAATCTTCGAGCACAATTCGGGTGTCGCTAGCGAAACACTCATTGACTCTATCTTCTGAGACAGGTGTGCCAGGTGCCTGTCCATACTCAGGATCGCTATCGAGAATAAGATGACCAATACCGAAAGTAGGGAGGTTAAGGTGATCCAAGTAGATCTCATACTTACATCCTTCATCGATCTTAAGTTCCTCTCTAAGCTGTTCTATATTCATGTTGTCCTCACTGTAGCTGCTTTAGTATTCTTAACATACTGCTTACCTTGTTTAATACCCTTACGTTTCTTTTTAGTTGTTGCAGCATATTCTTTATTAGTAAGACTAGCAAGTTTAGCTTTAGGTAAGTATCTCTCTCCTGTAGCATCTTTCCCTACAATAGAATTCTTACCGCTTTTAGTAGCCCAATCTTGACCAGTCCATTTAATCATTGAAATGGCTTCTTCTGAGAGTGGTCCTTTTCTTTTAGGTTTTCTTTTTGGAGATCTCATGACGTATAGCCTCCACCCTTAGCCTTATATTCTCTTGCCACCATTTGCATTTTCCTAGCACTGTTTTGTCCAGGCTTGCCGCCTTTACTACCTGCAAGAATTCGTTCATAGATACTCTTACGCAATGCTGGCTTAGTATAATTACCTGCACTATTAACAGTGCTTTTCTTTTTCTTTGCTAGTGGACCTGGTCGCTTCATCATTTAGCCTTCCCCTTAACCTTTTCAAATGTTCTAAGTCCACCAAGACCAAGCATACCCATAAGTACAGTCATAAGTGTTTCCATTTCAAATTCAGGCAAAGTAGGAATTTCTACAGCAAACCAACTAACAAAGAATAGGGTTATAGGTAAACCTACGAAGTGCCAAAATAGTGCAATGCCACATGTCCACCCGATAAAAGGTCTCCAACCCGCTACAAACATATTACGGCTAGCCGCTTCTGCTTTGTTTATTTCTAGTTGTCCTTTAGCTAACTCTTGAGCGTGTCGTTCACCCATAGTAGCTAGCTCATGAGCAATCCTAGCCTTTTCATCTGCATCAGGAATAAACTTATCTAGTAGTCCTGTTACTGGACCAATTAAAGCTTGTATCATATACCAGTGCCTCCTTCTGATAGCCTACATTTAAATGCCTGTGGATTAAAATCAGGCATAGTTAAGATTGAGTCTCTCATTTCTTCTGTTCTTTTAATACAACTACTACGAGTTATATACGGCCCTCTTGTATCTACAAACTCATAACATTCGTTAGGGTTTGAGATAAGACACGCCAATACTAGTGCTTCAAACATAATTAACTCTTATGTTCGTGTCCCATCCAAATTCCAAAGACACCTGTCATAACTCCCATAACTACAGATACGAAAGCTGATTGAGCACCAGTTGGATTATCTAATAGCATGAACCACTCAGCACAACGCCAAGACATTATTGTTGATGCAAGCATCATAAGACGTGGAAGTATTTTCCACTTAAGAAAAGTTTCTACTGTCATTTAGAGTACCACCGTAAATAAGAAAATAAATAATCCTATTGTAGCAACAATAACTGTTCCTATTAGAGCTACCTGTTGTATGGCTTCAAACATTTCAGATTGTCTTTGCAACGCCTCTCTACGCGCTTTTGCTGCAGCCTCTTTAGCTTCTTGAATACGTCTTGCTCGTTCATCCACAATACCTTTCCAGGTACCAGGACCAAACCGCATATCTACCATAGTAGCTATTTCCTGCATTTTTTCTTTAGCAATACGAGCATCTATTACTTCTCTAGCTACGTTATCAACTCCGAATTGATCACTTAGCCCTGAAGCAGATGCTTTCTTGTTTCTAGTTTGTTGTACTTGTTTCTCACCAGCAAAGAGGTTATCAATGTGTCCTGCAATATCACTAATATCATTTGCGGTATTGATCGCGCTCTTAATGCCATCTACGGCACTTTTAACAAGCGCAATTCCTGCTAGTGTTTCTGCTATCATTAGTACACTTTTACACTCCTGGGGTCAACCCGTTTAGGAATACAGTATACCGTAACTCTGTCTTTAGGATCAGTAAACTGACTACTGACATAGTTACCATATCGTTTAGCTAGTTGGGAAGCGAAGTAGTTACACCTATCAATAGAGTAAAAGTACATATCGTTACTGATAAGTGTTCTACTATCGCCAGTTCCCAAGTACGCCATTAATAAAAAGGCGTGTATCATAACTTCATTAGTAATGAAGCTGCTAGTCCAACCATTACTATGGTTGAACCCATTATCATTGCTTCTAAACGCCACATACGCTTGTCCAATGACTCAAGTTTACCGTGAACCATCTCGTAACGTATTGCACATTCTTTTTCGTGGGCGTTTAACTCTAGTTGAACACGTAGTTCAGGGGTGAGGTCTGAAGACTGTTCTAGTTTCATGGTTATGCAGAGTATGCCTGTCCAGCAGCAATAGCCGCATTAGCCGCAGTCATATCCTCTGTAGTCCAGAAGTCCTTAGCAACCATAATCTCAAGATGCTCAACATTTCTGTTTACACAGTCCTGCTTGTCTGCGGCATCATCATCAGCCATAGCCTCGCCAGCAATAATAGCATTGATGAGGTCAACGCTGTGACCCATCGCTGTATAATGCTGTGCGATTTGTTCTGCTGTTA